TTACAGAAATTGTTCCATGGCGTCGACGGCAGCTTTTTCGCGTTTATCCGTGACGGTGTCGTAGACGTTCGCCGTGGTGTAGATGGATGAATGTCCCAAACGTTTGGAAACGTAGTCCAGGGGCAGGCCGTGCTCGATTAGCATTGTGGCGTGGGTGTGCCGGAACGAATGGAAGCTCGTGCCGGGGAAGTGTTTTTTGCACCACATGCCGAAGTATTTAACGTTGTTGCTCGTCATCTGGCGGCCGTCATCCATGGTGCAGACGAATTTGTGCTGCGGATCCTCGCGATAGAATGGGCCGGCCTGGAAGCGGTTTTTGTCCTGCCACAGTTTTTGTGCCTTTAGCTCGGCGTAAAGTTTGGAACCAAAGGTAATGGTCCGGGCTGACGATGCGGTCTTCGCGGCAGTGATTTTCGGCAGCCCTTTTTTGTCGTAGCTCGTGCCGGTGATGCGGAGGGTACGGGCTTTCATGTCGATGTTGTCCCAAGTAAGGGCCAGGCACTCTCCCAGCCTCATACCCGTATAGTAGGATAAGGCACAGGGCATATGAATCGGACGGCCTGCGGGGAACTGCCTAAAAATGGCCTGGATGGCTTTGGGCGTAAAGACTTCCGGCTTTTTCGGGGCCGTTCGGTACGGCGGCAGCTTGACGTTATCCATGGGGTTGGTGAGTAAATAGTGACGGTTGGCGACGGACCAGCGCAGGGACGACCGAAGGCAGCTCATAATGCTCTTGACCGTCGACTTGGAATACTGCTCTTTCAAATCCAGCACCCAGTCCTGGAGGGCAGCCGTGGTCAGCTCGCGCAGCTTCCAAGCACCGAAAACCGGGGCAATATGGTTGCGGATGGCTGCGTCGTAGGCGTCTATCGTGTTCGGTTTCAGGTAATGGCGGGCGTATTTTTCTAACCATTCCTGGAGGAACGCGGCAAAGGTCATCGACGATGGCTCGAAATATTTCCCAGTCCGGTCCTGTTCGGCCATGGCCAGGCGGTAGGCCCGGCATGCTTCGGCACGGGTGAAGCCGCCGAAATGTTCATGGCGATGACGAACACCATTTTTATCCATTTCATTAATAGTGTAATACCAACGATTTTTTATTTTTCGAACATACATTGTGTGTCCTCCTTTACAACAAAAAAGGACGTATAGGGTAATGATAACACGGCGTAATCCAAGTATCTTTTTAGATGATTTACACTTGCCAGCAGTACTGCAATACTGCCGGCGCGTCCCGTGTCCTGGTCAGCAGGATGCGGGATTTTTTTTATTAACAAAACAATTTAAATGGAGCCAAAAATCATATCATAAATATGAGAAAAAACGCTGTTCTTTTTGCCTAATGATGTATAGGCAGGATTAACCGGGGAGGCTTTCATTAGGTAATCATCGGGGGAACATTCGATAAATGAGATAGGTTTAACCTTTCTGGAGTAAGTCATATATATAGTCATAATGTCATAAGAGTTATCATTAAATACATATTTTATATTGAAGACAGCAGAATTACTATTTTTCCTGATAGAATCCGTATCAATATATACTTGATGAATATTTAATTTATTGGGTGGAGATGGTACTTTTTGCCAATTAGTAGCTAAGCAGGAAAATGTTAGAGCACAGCATAATGGCAATGTCAATAGTATTTTTTTTAGCATGGATTAACACCACCTTTTTAATTTTTATGAGCTATAAAAAGAAATGTGAATAAGAAAGATAAAATACTAAAGGCTAAAACAGCAATAGAATGAGCAATGCCCCAAACAATAAAGAACGAACCATTTACGTGAACAATAAGAATACGAATGATAAAGGCTATGACAATCTCAATGGTAACAGTCTTGACAACGTGGTCACGCATCCCAAAGAACAAGAAAATTGCGGCCAACCAACCACAAAGAGCGGAGACCATATAACCAGAAGACACAAAACCGATAATGCCGATAATTGATAAAACGATGGAAAATAATAGAATCACTAGAATTCATCTCCTTTTAAAATCTATAACAATCAAATTACCTCGTCGTTCTTAATCTTTGGAGCAACGGCTTCATACTGAATATCTAAGATAGCTAATACGGATTGTTTACCAGTCGGGGTTAAGCGACGAAATTTTTTAATCATCGTTTCCTCTTCAGGGGTGCATTTAAAAGAATCTTTACTGACTGGAGAGGCGCCATAAAGCGTATCAAGATTTACATTAAAGAAGTCAGCGAACATTTCTAATACTTCGAAGCTAGGTTTCCGTTTTCCGTTTTCATACATACTGATAGAGCTTTTAGCTAATTCTAGCTCTTTGGCTAGTTCTTCTTGAGTTAAGCCACGCTCTTTTCGTAATTCTCGCAATCGCTGTGAAAAATCCATGATTATCACACTCCTTTTTCTATATATTATCACGTTATGTGAAAAATCACAACGGAAAAGTTCACGATAAGTGTTTACAAGATTGATAAAACGTGATACACTTTTAGTGAACAAAGGAGGTGCGTACTATGGTAAGCAAAGAAAAAATTGGTCAGCGCCTTACTGAATTGAGAAATGAGGCGGGAAAGACACAGCAAAAAGTTGCAAGCGATAACGGAATTTCGGTATCGGCGATTGCAATGTACGAAGCTGGGAAGCGGATTCCTAGGGATGAAGTAAAAGTATCTCTGGCGAATTATTTCCATCGGTCCATTGAAGAAATTTTTTTTACTCCGTAAGTACACTTTGAGTGAATTATTTTAAAGGGAGCAAACATGGAAAAACTAATCATAGATTCATATAGGGATTGTACTGAAACGTTTTTTGTAGAGGAGCTGATGTAATGAGAGACGAAATAAAAGTTGCAATTTTCTGGGTATTCGGCATCGTTTACCTGTTTATTTTAGTAGTACAGTTAATCGACATGGCAGGGAAGATATGGTGAATATGGAAAAGATAAAAGCCGTCATGCAACGATGGCGGCTTAGAGAAAAAGACACTTCTTATTTGAATAAGAGAGTGGTTGTAGTAGATACCTTACTTGATGTTACCATAGGATTTTTTTCAGGAATGGGAGTGGCAACTCTGGACATCAAATATATGTGTGCAGCTGGCTTTTCGGTGATGTGTGTTGGAATCTTTCATCGCATATTAAAGCTTAAATATTATAGCCATTGCAGTAAATAAAGCAACCATTGTTACAAAACCATAAAGCGCATCGGAAGCAACTGGAAGAGTAAAAAATGTAATTGCTACATTAATAACGGTGGCAGCCGTTAGAATGATTTGGCAAATGGATAATGAGTTTTGAGTTGATTTAATTGCATCTATGGACTCTTCGTTGATTTCCTCCAAGCGTTCTATTAGTTCTAATGTTTCTTTATCCATATAATCACCTCCTAACGATGATTATATCATGAGATTTTGGAGGTCTAAATGACAAATGATGAACTAGATCAGAAATGGCGTGAAGCCCAAGCCAGGATGAAGGCGATGAAAGACGAGGAGAAAAAGCGGCGTCATAAAGCCATCCCGAAAGCAGTCAGACAAAAAGTGTATCAAAAGTACGGCGGCCATTGTGCATACTGCGGCCGCCCCATCGACTACAAGGATATGCAAGTAGACCACATCCAAGCCCATTACTTAGGAGGCGCCGATGAGCTTGCGAACTATAACCCGGCGTGTAGGATGTGCAATTTCTACAAAAGTACAATGAGCATCGACGACTTCCGGGAACAACTGAAAAAGCTCCAAGCGCGGCTAAAGAAGGTTTATATTTACCGACTCGCATTACGCTACGGGCTGGTAGAAGAAAAAGAAAATGACGTTATGTTCTACTTTGAAAGGCGGTGAAGACGATGTTGGATGAATTCTATAGAGACATTTTAGAGTTTTATATGGACCCGGCCAATGTCCAGGCCTTGGAAGAATATCGCAAGGCAAAGGAAGAAGCCCAGGGAAAGGAGGATAAAACATGAGTGGCCAATGGGAACAGAAACGGGATGTTCTGGCCTGTCTTCAACGGGCAGCAGAATATGCCGGAAAAGATTTGAGCTTCATTTTGACAGAAGACGAAAGCGAAGTCGAAGTTACCAACTTGAGAAGCTACGAACATATTACCATCCGGGTTGCTTACGACAGCCCGGGAGCATTAATCGTAGATGTCCTGAAGGGGATTGAAAGGTGGCTGATGTAAATGAAGGTGACAGAAGTACGTGGCCATCATACTACGGATATGCAGTCGAAGCGGTCGCGGATCCGTGAAGGAATAACCTTCTGCTTGGGGCTGGCGATGGCCTGCGGCATTGGTATCTACATCGGCCATACGGCCGGCGAAGAAGCGAAGCAGTTGGAAGAACAGCGCATCCATTACGTCCAAGAGGGCGAAACCCTCTGGGACATTGCCGGCGGCGTAGCCAGTAACCACGATGATATCCGCCGTATTATCTGGAAAATTCAAAGAGATAACGACATTGGCGGGAATGAAGACATTCAGCCGGGCCAGCGCCTGATTATTAAATTTTAGGAGGCAGCTATGAACGACAGAATTTTCCCGGACGACGGGGACCGTCTCATGAGCATTGATGAAACGGCAGCGCGCCTGCGGACGTCGCCGGCCATTGTCGGCAAGCTCATCAAGGCGGGCGCACTGACATGCATGAGACGGGGAACGTCGAAGAGCATCCGGAAGTACACGCTCAACGCGTTCCTGGCGCGGCATGACGGCGAAGATCTTTTTGCACTGCTGGAGGGACGATGAATTGTCCCGTCTGCGGCAAACCGTCGAACAGCTGGATTTACTGCAAAGCCAGGGAGACGGACATTTGCCAGGAACACTGTAAGACATGCCCGTATTTTGCGGGGGCTATGCTGTGGTCCTGCTGGTACGGCATAAAGCAAGAAGCGCCGAAGGAAAAACCGGAAGCGGAGGAACAGGCTTTGCCAGATACACGCGGCGGCCGGGCCGTGGAAAAGTTCCGGCAAAACATGAGGGCAATAGAAAAGCGCCTCACTCATAAAGAATGAGACGCTTTCTACCTTGTGTTGCAAAAAGAGATCGTCGGTACACAATCAGTATAACATAGAGCAGGTTTCAAGGATAGGGCGCGGCCCTATTTTACACTTGCTTAAAGGTATTAAATATACAAACAACCGGCGGACAGGAGGTTCGGCATGTATGTCATGGAAACGGTGACAGCAGGTCCCGTCATCGAGGTGAGAAAATATCATACCGCCCGCTACCACCATCCATCGATGCCGCGCAGCCGGAATTGCAATAAGACCGGCGCCGACCAGTGGAAGGTAAATGAGCGCAACTCCATCAGGAACCTGCGGCTCCTCATCCTGGAGAACTTCCAAGAGGATGACATACGCCTGGACCTGACCTATGCCGGGGAAGCTCCGACCGAAGCCGAAGCGAAAAAGCGGCTGGACAACTTCATCCTATGCCTGCGACGCCACTACAGGGCGGCCGGGCATGAGCTGAAGTGGATTGGTACGAGCGAGGGCAAGGACCATCGCCCTCATCATCATCTGCTGATAAACAACATCGGCTGGGGACGGCGGGAGTATCAGGCATTATGGAAATGGGGCAAGATTCCCTATAACGCCTTTCGGTTCTACGACGGCCAGCCAACTGATGCGGAACGAGTGGCCAAATATCTCGTCAAGGAAACGCGCGAAACGTACTGCCAAAAAGAGCGCTGTCAGCGGTCACGCTATCGGTGCAGCCGGAACCTTCGCAAGCCAAAGGTTGAAAAGGAAATCATACAGTCCAAGACGTGGCGGGAGCCGAAACCCAAGAAGGGCTATTACATTGAAAAGCCCGTGCAATACGGGTATACCGCCTATGGGTTCCCGTACATGTTCTATCGCATGATAAGAGAGGAGGAAAGCGTTGGTGTACCTGATCCGCAAATCGCCGGTCCCGTTCGCTGCCGTGGCAGAGGGACGGGAAAACACGCTGCTGCTCGGAAAAAACGAATGTGTCCGGATTGACGAAGAAATCCACTTCGTCGAATTCGAACACGGGCAGCGGACCGGCAAAGAATGTTATGGGCGCGTTGAGTATATCTACGATAAGCGCTTGGTCAAATTCCGGGTATACAAGCACCGGACGAATAGAAAGAAGGCCCGACAATGGAAATCCAAAAAAAGAAGCGAATCCACCTGACCGGCAGGAAGGCCAGGGAATTTTACGATAAGATTTACGATCGCGACGGCGGTTATTGCATCTGGTGCGGCGTGCCGATTGAATATGGCGTAAAGTACCACCATGAACCGTGCGGTATTTATCGCAGTGACGAAGAAACGAAGGTCGTCATGCTCTGCCCGCACTGCCATTTCATCCGTCATCACCAGGCGCCGGCAGTCGCACGGGATATTTGCGTAGACTACCTGCACCGTCTGTACGGCGAAAAGGGGGCGCTCAAAGAATGATTGCCACGTGTGAACTCTGCGGAAAATCATTTGAAACCAGTCAGAAACGGAACTTGTGCGAAGCCTGTTCCGTGGCAGCTGAACAGCGGATTTATCATCCGACCCATGGCGTGTGCTGTATCTGTGGGCGTACCATGCCCGATGCCAGGCGCGGCCAAAAGTATTGCAGCCCAAAATGTAAGCGCCTGAGCCGCAGTATCATCAACCTGCGCTGGCACGATAACCACCCGGAATATAAACCGGCCCCAAAAATCAGGAAACCGAAGACGCGAAGCTTTATGGCCGAAGTAGAAGACCTGGGACGAAAAATGGGTATCGGCGGCTATGGCCAGATGATGGCCATGATCAAGACGCGCTGTCAGAAATCCGGTCTTAGTGTGCGGGGGGAATTCTGCCATTTAAAATTTGTCTATGAAAAGGAGCATGGCCATGATTAAAATAGCCGTATACAGTCTCAAGGGCGGCGTTGGCAAAACCATAACGGCAGCCAACTTGGGACATTTGTACGCAACCCATCGAACAAAAAAGCTCAAAGGAACGAAGCGGAACAGTTTGCGCCGTGTCCTTTTAGTCGACCGGGACCCGCAGGGGAACTTGTCGCAATATTTCAGCCGCTATGATGCGGACGGCCCTGTCCAGCTGAAACCGGTCGGCACGGAATGGCCCTGGCTGGACATTATCCCTGGCAATTTATCGCTATCGGGTATGGAAGATGTGGCCTTAGACGTCGATTGCTTTGCTGATGACTACGACATTTGCCTTATCGACTGCCCGCCGGCCCTGGGAAAACTGACAGCTAGTGCCTTGCGGTGTGCAGACTATCTGATTATTCCGATCCGCCTGGATGCCTTCAGCACGCACGGTCTGGAAAACCTCATGCAGCAGTTAAGCTACTTGCAGGAAGCGGGCTTTGATGCGAAAGTGCTGGGCGTCCTGGTCACGCACGATGAGCCGGCATGGTACAGTGATGACGTAAAGGCTTTGCTTGGCGAACGGCTGCCGCTATTTACGACGGCCATCAGCCGCAGCGCCTGGGTGGCTGAATCGACTATCGAGCATAAGCCCCTGGCAGAACTGACCGGGCCGGACCATCATTTAAAGCCGATGTGCATCAAGCCGGCCTGGCAGTATCGGCGTGTCATGAATGAAATCGTGGACAGGTTGTCCAAATTGGACAGGAGGTAGCACATGAATTTAGCAGAAAGCCTGGGCTTCGTACCGCAAAAAACGGCACGGGCCGTGCGGGCTATCAACGTAGGCAAGCTCATCCCGAACCCGGCGAACTTTTACCACATCGGCAGTCTGGACGAGCTGAAAGCCAGTATCTTAGAAGACGGCGGCGTCCGTCAAAACCTCATCGTCGAACCGAAGGGCGATGGAACGTACATCATCATCAGCGGGCACCGGCGCTGTCAGGCCGTCAAAGAACTGCTGGCCGACGGGGCCGACGTGGAAGCGGACCTGCCTTGTGAAATTGAGCCGGACCATGCGAAGGCGGAACGATTACTAATTAGGGCCAATAGTGCGGCCCGTATCCTGACGCCATGGGAAGAAGTCCTGCAAGCGCAGCGGGCTGATGAAATCATTACCCGCCAGCGGCAGGAAGGCGTCATATCAGAAACGAAGCGGCAGGCCATGCAGACCTTACTGCATAAAAGCAGCGGAACCATTGGCCGCCTCTGCGCCATTTACAATAACCTCATCGTCGACTTACAGCAGAAAATGAAAGACGGAAAACTCGGTGTATCCGTGGCCTATGAAATCTGCCAGTTACGGCCAGAAGACCAAAAGGGCCTGTTCGATGGCATGACCAAAATCGACATAGAAGAAATCAGCCTGGCCGATGTCCGACACTATAAAGACATGAACGGAATTAGTAATAAGCCGGCCGATGATCCACGGCAGACAACCATCATGGACTTCATCGACGACAAGCCGGCCGAAGAGCCAGCAGAAGAAACACGGCCTATGGTGGAAGCTGGTCGAGAACCGGAACGCCCTGCGGCGGTGGAAGTGGAACATGAACCGGAAAACGAAGAGGATGCCATGGACTCCGAAGAAAACCTGGCACTGAAAGAATACCAGACAGTAGCAGAGAGCGTCTGGCAGAGAACGTGCAGCCTTTGGAGACTGCATGATAAATACGTTAACGGGAATATCACAACGGAAAATTATATCGCCGAATCACAATATGAAGCACGGACGCTGTATCAGGAACTGGATCACCTGCGGGTTCTTCACGAAAAAACGAAGAAAAATAAAGGGGAGGGAGAAAATCAATGAAATGGGTAGCAACGAGGGAAGAAATGCCTGAAGTAGGACGCCGCGTGTTATGCGCGATGTACGCCGACACCGAATACGGATTCCCGGTATGTGGAGTTTTTGATGGGGAATACTGGATTGTCGACGATGTACAGCAGCTTATCGACCAGAAGCGGGTGCATTACTGGGCACCGATAGCACGGATACCGAAGGAGGACTGATAGCGTGGACCTGAAACGGATTGTGTGGACGGCAATGATTGCCTGGGCGATTATCTTTTGGTTCGGAATTACGTATTTACTGGTGAGGTGGTAAGGTGGACATTGTAAAAGCCGGTATCGTAGATGCCCGAAAATTCTTGCTGATAATTCGGGAACAGCATTACGAGCTGGAAGAGCTGAAGTATGAGCGATACCTGGAGGAAAACGGGCTATGCCTGAAAGTATCGAACCCGGCGCGGCCCTGTGTCAGCGCTGGCGGTCCTAACGACTTATCGCGTATCCCCGTTCACATTGAACAATTTGTGAAAAAGATTGCCCGCGAAGAAGCGGCACTCTATCAGGTCCGGGAAATGGGAAAAGACTTTATATCCCTGCTTCCAGATGCCAGATCGCGGGCTATCTTGAAATACTACTACGTCGACTTCCTGACATGGGAACAAGTCGCCATGCGGATTCACTTATCGCCGTCCCGGACATATAATAGTCACCGCCTGGCACTGGAGCAGTTGAACAGTCTGATACGGGCCGCATGGATGCGGAAATTTATCGAGATTTTAAAAGACAGGAGTAAATAGGAGTCGAACCTGTGGTAAAATGATAGTGTCAGAAAACAACAAAATACGGGCGCTCGCCTAACCGCGGAGCGCCTTTTTTGTACCCAGAAAGGGGGGACGGCCATGATTCACTGCGATAACATCCGCTGCAAGTTCAACCAAATGGAAATCTGTACGAACCTGCACCTGGAAATCGTCCATGAGCGCTGCGTGTGTTTTGAGCTGAAATATCATCGGGCGAAACGCCATGTATCGGATCTGAACCATGAGCCGGTCCCCTATCGGTCCAGAAAGAGGGTCTTTAAATGACAGCCAATAAAATCCGGGGAACACCGATTCGCCGGGAAAAGATATTTTTAAATAAAAATAATACGCGCCCAAATAGCGCGCGCAAAATAAAAACTAAGAAGCGCCGCGCTGTGACCTGGGCTAAATTCAACACGGCGAAAAACATGATGATTGTTCAGTCTATGTGCCGCAAGGGCTGGACTAATGATGAAATCGCCGACTACATCGGTATCAGCTTGTCTACGTTCTATAAGTGGCAGGCCGACCATGTAGAGTTTTCGGAGGCCCTCAAAGAGCCGAAAGAATACTGCATCGCCCGCGTAGAAAATGCGCTCCTGACGCGGGCCTTGGGAATCGAAAAGAAAATCCACGAGTCCGAAACTGTCACCGTCGAAAAAGACGGCAAGAAGGTTACGACGACAACGGAGAAAAACAGCCTCTGCTACTATCCGCCGGACACGCGGGCCGGTATCTTCTACCTTACGAACCGGGCCGGGAGTGACTGGAAGCAGAAGCAGCAGACGGAAGTAACAGGGAATCTGAGTATCGATGCGGCTGTAAATACAGAGGGCCGGCTCAAAGCCGCTATGGAAAGGAAGAAAAAGGAATGACCATAGATGAAGCTTATCAAGTCATAGACTGCCTGGGGCAAGTAAGTGACGATCCGGAAGCCTTTGTCTGGTTTGCTTTTGACTGGGACCATGACCCGGATTTGCAGGGTCAGGCGCCACAGGATTGGCAGCTGGAACAGCTAAGGATGATAGGGAAAGGGCTGGCTACGCCGAATGAAGTCATTCATCAAGCGGTAGCCTCTGGTCATGGTATCGGTAAATCGGCACTGGTCGCCTGGATTATATTATGGGCTATCTCGACGTATCCCAATACGCGTGGCGTCGTCACGGCAAATACAGAAGCACAGCTGCGGACGAAGACCTGGCCGGAACTTGCAAAATGGTATCGGCGTTTCATCGGCAAAGAACTGTTCCATCTGACGGCAACGTCGCTCTTTTCCGTTCAAGAAGGGCACGACCGGACATGGCGTATTGATGCTATCCCCTGGAGTAAAGACAATCCGGAAGCTTTCGCCGGATTGCATAACCAGGGCAGCCGAATCCTATTGGTATTCGATGAAGCCTCAGCCATTGACGATGCTATCTGGGAAGTCGCTGAAGGGGCGCTGACCGATACGGATACCCAGATTATCTGGTGTGCCTTCGGCAACCCGACGCGCAACACCGGACGCTTTCATGATTGCTTTACGAAATACCGGAAATACTGGAACACAAAGAAGATAGACAGCCGGTCTGTACCTATATCGAACAAAGCCCAAATAAAACAATGGGAAGACCAATACGGCGAAGACTCGGACTTCTTCCGGGTCCGTGTACGCGGCGAATTTCCGGCTACATCGGAAAATCAGTTCATCTCGGCACAACTCGTCGAAGACGCACAAAAACGCGCCATACGGCCTGCTCAGTACAATTTTGCGCCAGTTATTCTCGGCGTGGACATGGCATGGAGCGGCGGCGATGCGACCGTCATCTATCTGCGGCAGGGACTGTACAGCCGCAAGCTGGCGTCGTACGCGAAAAACGACAACGACGGCGTCATCGCCGGGAAGATTGCCACCTTTGAAGACCAGTACCAGGCCCAGGCCGTCTTCATCGACCAGGGTTACGGAACGGGCGTGTACTCTTTCGGCCTGACCATGGGGCGCCAGTGGCGGCTCGTGGCCTTTGGCAGTGCGTCTGGAAAACGGGGCTATGCCAATAAACGTGCCGAAATATGGGGCGCCCTCCGGGACTGGCTGCGGGATGGCGGGGTACTCGAAGACGGGGACGTCATCCATGACGACCTCATCGGGCCGGAAGCCTTTGTCAATGCTAAAGGCGAAATACAGCTGGAGAAAAAAGAAGACATGAAGCGGCGCGGGCTTCCATCTCCGAACGAAGCAGATGCCCTGGCGCTGACCTTTGCCTTTCCTGTACTCCGCAGGGATGCGGATATAGGGACGGCTAATACGAAATACGATTTGTTCAAGAGGAGGTAACACTATGTGTGGAAAAGTAGGGAAAGCCATTGGCGGTATTTTAGGATTTGGCGGGGGCAGCAGCAGCGCTCCGACGGTCCCGCAGGCCGACCCCGTAGCAACGACCGTCAACGTCGGCGATGATACGAGTAATACGACGGACGATGCCACGAAGAATGCGAAGAAGAAACGCGGCTTTGCGGCAACGCAGTTGCGGGACTTCCGGTCTGGCCTGGACTCCATATTAGGGAGCACCAATGGCAAGAATACGTTAGGGTGATGCTATGAGACCGGTTATTGAAACAGAATTGGCCCGCTCGCCGACGGGCAGCCATAAATTCAAGAAGACCAACACGGTCCAGCAGAAATCAAAACTTGTACAGCGTTATGCCGCACTCTTTCGGAACCGCCAGCGCTGGCTGGATATATGGAAGGACATACGAGACAATGAACTTCCCTACGATGGCCAGTTCGACGATGATCAGCCAGGCAAGCCGAACCTGCACGATGACAATATCTACAATACGACGCCGGGCGACTGCCGCAGTATTTTTGCGGCGGGGATCCAGTCGGGCCTGACGCCGCCGTCGCGGAAGTGGTTCCGCTATACCCTGGCCGACATGACGCTCAATGATAACGTCATGGTTAAGCGCGTGTTAGATCAGCGCTGTGACATTACAGAATATGTCCTGGCACGGAGTAATTTCTATAATGCCGTCCATACGGTATACATGGAATTGCCCATGGGGCAGGCGCCTATGGGCATATTTGCCGCTGGACGCGGCATAACCTTTGTGCCGTATACCATCGGCACCTATGCCCTCGGTACCAATGCCCAGGGTATCGTCAATACCTTTGCCCGCAAAGTACGCATGACAGCGGCCCAGATTGTCGGAAAATTTGGCCTGGAGAACTGCCCGCAGAGTGTGCAGGATGTCTACCGCAGTAATAACGGTTACAGCACATACTTTACCGTATGCTGGCTCGTCGAAGAAAACGATAAAGCCGATGCCGACGAACTGGGAAACCAGCACATGCCGTTCCGGTCTGTCTACTGGGTGGAAGGTTCCAACGACCAGGAAGTATTAGCGGCGACAGGATTTGAAGAATGGGCTATCCCCGTAGCCCGCTATGACGTAAAGGGACTGGAAGAGTACGGAATCGGCCCGGCGTGGTATGCCCTGCCAGACTCGCGAATGCTCCAAAAAATGGAGTACGACGCGGCCATGGCTACCGAACTCGGTATCAAACCGCCCATGCAGGGGCCGGCAGATATTGCCCACCGTATCAATCTTTTCCCTGGCGGCTATACGGCGAACCTGGACCCGAACAATGCCGTTCGTCCCTTATTCCAGGGACAGCTGGATATTGGCACGCTGGACCAGAAAATCGTCCGCGTCGAAGACCGTATCAAACGGGCCTATTCGACCGACCTGTTCCTCATGCTCGACCAGCTCGACCGGGGACAGATGACAGCACAAGAAGTCATGGCCCGGAACCAGGAAAAACTGCAGCAGCTGGGACCAGTCGTCGAACGACTGCAATCAGAATTCCTGAATAAAGTGCTGGAACGCGTCTATAACATCCTCGACCGGAACCAGGTATTTCCACCCTTGCCGGACGAAGTGCAGGAGTTGCTCGACGGGCAGGAAATCAAAATCGAGTACCTGTCTCCGCTGGCACAGGCACAGAAAATGTCCGGACTGACGGCGATTGAACAGGGCCTGGCCTTTGTCGGACAGACGGCACAGCTCGACCCGCGTGTCGTGAACCGTGTCGACTTCTCCGATGCCGTGGCTAAGTACCTCGACCGGGTCGGCGTACCGGCTACGATGGTCCGCTCGGAAGACGAATATCAGCAAATCCTGGAGGCACAGCAGAAAGCCGAACAGGAAGCGCAGCAGCAGGCCCTGGCCGCGCAGCAGGCACAGCAGGCGGCCCCGCTGGCCCAGGCGGCAAAGAATCTGACTGATGCGGCCAATGACGGCAATCCGGCATTACGAGAATGGATGGGGATGGAAACATGATGGATGAATACCAGCGCCTCGACCAGGAGGCTTTGAATTATGTACTGGCGGACCGAAAAGGCCGGTGGTTCCTCATGCGTCTGTTAGACCGGGCGCGTGTCAACGTACCGACTTTTCACCGCAGCGCTTTGATTACGGCGTATAACGAAGGCCAGCGCTCCGTCGGGCTAGAATACCTGGCCATGCTGACACGAGATGTCGACCACATTACGAAGAAACAGCAGGCCGAAAACGAGTACGCCTTGGAAATCGCCCGCATTGAAGGAGGAAAGAAACATGTTTGACTTACAGTTATTTGCGGAATCAGCCCCTTCCGCTCCTGTCGTACCCACTGCCTTAGGTGGTGACGAAGGGACACCGGCTCCGCAGGACACGAATCCGTCGACGGGGCCGCAGGACACGAACCCGCCGGCCGCACCGGAAACGTATGACTACTCCGGCGCACTTCATGAAATCTTTGGCGAAAACGCCGAAATGGATGATGGACTGTCGAACCAGCTGAGCGACATTCTTCACGGCCTGGGGGCTACGCAGGACCAGGCCACCGCGGCCGCACGGTTCGGTATGACCTATGCACGGGATGCGGCACAAGCCGCCGTGCAGCAGGTACAGGACAGCTACGTCCAGGAAATCCAGGGATGGGGCGAAACAGCCCGCCAGGAACTGGGCGGAAAATTCGACGAAACCGTAGCAGCCGCTTGTACGACGCGAAACTACCTGGAACAAAAAGTACCGGGTTTTACGAAAATGCTGAACCTCACCGGTGCTGGCAACCATATTGCCATGATCCGCGCCATGGCCGCGATGGCGTCTCTTGTGGGCGAAGACCCGGGACACAGTGGCCAGGGCAGCGGCGGAGGAAGCGGCCGTTCGTTATATGATCAGACAGATTTTTCGAAATATTAGGAGGCTAAACTATGGCTTACGGTAACACCGCATTGACTTTTTCGGACCTGCGCAAGCGCATGGATCCCGATGGCAAGATTGCCTGGATCATGGAAATCATGGCCCAGAGCAACCCGATTATGCAGCACATCCCCTGGATGGAAGGCAACCTGCCGACAGGCAATCAGACGACACTGCGCACGTCGTATCCTCATCCCCAGCTCCGCCGTATCAACCGCGGCATTACGCCGGGGAAATCGACGACCCGTCAGATTGTCGATACCTGCTGCCTCATGGAAGGCATGAGCCAGGTAGACGTCCGTATCGTCAACTTGGCACCGGACAAAGAAGCAACCCGCCGTTCGGAAGACGGCGCCTTCGTCGAAGGATTCACTCAGGACCTGGCGAAATATATGTTCTACGGCGACACAGAAAAGAACCCCGACGAATTCAATGGCCTGGGCATTCGCTTCAACACCTTCACGGGTGATAAAGGAACCTATGGTTTCCAGACTATTAACGCCGGCGGCACAACGGAAAATAAGCAGACGTCGATGTACATTGTCGACTGGGGCGAAAATGCCGTCACCGGCATTTATCCGAAAGGCTCCCAGGCCGGACTCAAGATGGAAGACAAAGGCGAGCATATCGTAGAAGATGGCGAAGGGGGCAAATACAATGCCCTCGTTACCTGGTTTTCCTGGGACGCTGGCCTGGCCGTCCAGAATCTCCGTAAAGTAGCGGCAATCCGCAATGTCGATGTTGCCACAAACCCGACAGGGATTACGGCAGCCGACCGGAAGAAACTCGTCGAAAATATCATCGTCGCAAAGAACCGTATCGTCAATCCGAAACGCCCGATTCTCTACGTATCGGACAAGGTCTATACGATCCTGGAATTGTACTTGAACGACAAAAACAACATCTACGTCACCCAGAGCGAAGCCTTGAACGGAATCCCGAAACTCTACGTACAGGGCCTGGAAGTGTCCAAATGTGACGCCCTGAGCGATACCGAACCGGTTATTACAGAATAGGAGGACCCTATGGTTTACGATGGCGAAAACACCTTTTATTGGAAGAAAGCACTGAACGGGACGACGACAGGCACGTCGGACGTCGTCCAGACCGGCAAAGGGGATGCGGGAAATCCGCTTATCCTCTACGTCACGGCTCCCGGTGCTACGGCCGATTTGACCGTCGATTTACAGACGGCTGTGGACGAAGCCTTTACAAAAGCCGTTACCCTGGGAACGTATACCCTGAAAAAAGACGACGGTTTGAAAACAAAAGTTCCCTACGGGGACTTGGGCTTCATGCGTATCAAATACACCGGTGCATCGGCTCTGACAGGTGGCACCTTGACGGCCGCCCTGGTCATGGATGCGGACCTGGCATGATACCAGCTATCCATTTCAAAAACGCCGGTCCGAAGCGGAGACTCGAAGATTTACATGCCAATGAGCTGCGACTTCGCCTGGAACATGCCGGGATACCGTATCCCGACGATGCGACGAAACAAGACCTCGTCGACCTCGTACGGAAACACAGATTGTAGATGGGAGGGGCTTCGGCCCCTCACTCTATAGAAAGGAGCAGCCATGACCGATACAGATATTTGTAACATGGCCCTGTCGAATATCGGCAAGGGCGTCATTGAAAACATGGAAGAAGGCGTGGAAAATGCGAGAGCTTGTAAACTATTCTACGACCCGACACGTCGTGAAGTGCTACGGTCTTTTCCCTGGGGGTTTGCACACCGGATTGAGCGCCTGGCCGTAGTCGATGTCGATGTGCCGGGCTGGGGTTTTGCCTATGGCTATCCCGATAAATGCCTGATGATCCGTAACGTCGTATCCGATGCCAGCGGCGCTGACCGCGTCTATGAGCGCTTCGACGTCGTCAATATCGGCAGCAGTACGAAAGTCATCGTTACCAATGGCGAGCAGTGCTATGCCGACTATACGTGGGATGTGGAAGACCCGGAACTGATGGATACGATTTTCTTGCAAGGTTTCGCGCATCTGCTGGCGTCGAAACTGGCTATGCGGCTGACCGGCAACCCGCAGCAGGGACAGAACGAATATCAGCTGTACCGGGCTGTCATCGCCCAGGCGCAGGTCCAAGATGCCAGGGAAATGGAACCGCACACCGTTTTTGAAAGCAGCTATATCGCCGCAAGGAGGGGATACCGTGGCTAACATCTACGTCATTCAGCCGGCCTTTACGACCGGTGAAATATCCCCGGCAGTCGGCAGCCGTGTCGATTTAGACCAGTACAAGTCGGCATTGCTTGATGCGGAGAACACCGTTATACGCCCCTATGGCGGCTGTTACCGTCGGCAGGGGTCCAAGTATATTGGCGAACTCAAAAGTAGCACTCAGGACGCTATCCTCGTTAGTTTTTACAACTCTGAAATTGACGCGTATCTCCTGGAAGTCGGCGTCCAATACATCCGGATTTGGAAAGACGGAACCTATACGGGCATAGAAATCAGTACGCCTTATAGTAATCCTAAAGGGTTACAATTCAGCCAGTCCGGCGATGTCATGTATATTTGTTCCGGCCAGTATCCGGTAAAATTGCTGCGGCATAAACAGGACGGCTGGGACCTTATCGACATGGAAATCACCGAACCCTATTATGACGCCATGCTCGATGCCGTCGTCGACAATAAAGTCACGCCATCCGGTACCTCTGGGACCGTGACTATCAGCTCGCAAGCCGCTATTTTTCACAGTGGCATGGAAGGCGGCTATATTCAGCTTAACCAGAAAGTCGGCAGCCAGACCTTGTCCGGATCATGGGGCGAAGAAACGACGACCTGGACGTCAGGTGAACTCTATGTCGGGGAAAAATGGAAAATCGTCACTCACGGGACACACCATTACGAAATCCTTCTTCAGAAGCGGGAAAAGAAAAGCTCCATTTGGCGGGAATATCGCAAGTACACATCCAATGACGACCAGAACTACACGGAATCGGGGAGTGAAACGGAAGGCTGCTATTTGCGTCTCATCGTCAAAGTTTGGAATGATGATGCGGCAAGCTCATCGAAACTGACCGTAGATCTGACACGACTGCCATATACCCATACGGGGACGGCAAAGATTACCGCTGTCAACTCTGGGACGACCATTACCGCTGCCGTCAAAGATGTATTCGGCAGTACCGACGAAACGGCCGACTATGCATTATCGTCGTGGAACAGCTATTACGGTTTCCCGCAGCAGTCCTGTTTTTTCCAGGACCGCTTAGTCTTTGCCGCTAACTACAAGAATCCCTATTCGCTATGGATGAGTAAGACCGGCGATTATCCGAATTTTTCCGTTGAAAAAGTGGACGGAACGGTCACTGATGACAGCGCTATCAAAATGGACCTAATCGTCCGTAACTCTTATCAAATCCGTCACCTCGTCCCGTCACAGGACCTCGTCGTCCTTACGTCAGGCAATGAATGGGTCATCAGTGGCGACAGCGTCCTGACGCCGACGAAAGCTTATCCAAAGTCACAGACTATGCGCGGCTCATCGACGTGTCTGCCACAGCATATCGGCAACCGTATCGTTCATGTCCAGCGGTCTGGGTCGACCGTCCGCGACCTGGGCTATCAGTACGAATCGGATAACTATAACGGCGACGAGTTGGATATTCTGGCTACGCACTTAGTCAAGAACCATAAACTGCTCTCGTCAGCTTATTGCCAGGAACCGGATTCTACGCTCTTTTTCGTCCGCGATGACGGCGTGCTTCTGGCCTTTACGATGATACGGGAGCAGAAAGTCTTTGCCTGGTCTCATTTCGTCACGGACGGGAAATATAAATGGATTGTCGCCATCCCACGCAATGAGAACGACGAACTCTACGCGATCGTCGAACGGACCGTGAACGGGCAGCCGAAGCGGTATTTGGAACAGTTTGCCGTCATGCGCGACGATACCGACCAATACGCCGACTCGTATGTCACGGGCAGCGGCACGATAATTGCTTTGCCGCACCTCATCGGGAAAACGGTAACCATCGTAGGTGACGGTATCCGTCAGAAGGACGAAGTCGTCCCAGCTGACGGCATGGTGCATCTTGATGAATCGTATAGCCGTATCATCGCGGGTCTGCCATACACGACCAAGATTGAACAGCCAGGCATGGAAGTCAGTCTCCGGGAAGGAACCTTGCAGGGGCGTGTCCATAAAATAAACGCTGTCACCCTGCGCGTCGAAGATACATACGGTGGTAAAATCGGCCTGACTTTCAATAAAATGGATGAACTCAAATACACCGACGAATATACCTTATTTTCCGGGGACCTGACTCAGAGCGTCCCCTTATACGATATTGGGGCCAACACGCGCAACCACTTGTGCATCATGAGTGATGAACCGTACCCCTTTAAACTCAACGCCATAATCAAGGAGGTCAGTATTGATGGGGGATTGGTTAGCGCATATAACGGTTAAACCGATAACAAAAGAATTACTGCCCGACGTCCGCTGGCTGGCAGAACGCCTGCGGAATCGGGACGATATGGAATTAAAAGCAACAGATACAAACTTAGAAACCTTCGCCGTCGATGTAGACTACGAAAATTATATCGCCTACGTGGACGGCCAGCCGCTATTGCTGTTCGGCGTCAGCCGCAGTGTAATTTGCGGCTATGGCCATGTCGTGTGGTGTGTCGCACGACATGACCTCTATCAGCATTACAAGAAAGAATTCGTCGCCCTGGGCCGGCAGATTCTGCCGAAGTGGAAGCGGCGGTTCCCGAAAATGTGGAATATGATAACCCAGAGCAACGAGAAGTCCCGACGCTGGCTGAAATCATTCGGCGCGGAATTCTCGAAGCCCTTTCTTTATAAAGATATGTCGTGGCAGTTGTTTTTTGTGAAAGGGGATGAAACGCATGTGCGGCGCACCGTGGATGATGGCCCTTACAGCCATACAGGGAATCAATCAATACAACCAGCAAAAACAGCAGTATAACGCACAATCTGCGCTGTATAATGCACAGGCTAAGGCAGCCGAACAAAATGCCCGTATCAGCCAGGTCAAACAAGAACAGATTGCCGAACAATATGCAGCACAGCAGTCTAAGCTGAATGACCGCATGAAATTAGCCGCCGGGCAGACAGCCGCTCAGGCCGGGGCCAGCGGACTGCAACTCAGCGGGTCCCCTTTGGATGCCCTGTCTTCCAGCTATGATGCCTGGCGGGATGACAGCAGTACCTTATTGCAGAACCAGCGCAATGACGTTTGGTCCGAACATGTGAACGAGGTCAACTATCAGAACCAGGCCAATGCCTACCGGACCAGCGCGGCTAACTTACAAGCGCAGAAAAAGAGTGCCTTATGGGGCACGATTCTAGGGACGGCTGCGTCTATGTACGGTATCCATCGAACTTACGGAGCCGCCGACAAGACCAGTGGCACCTATAATGGGGCCTATGATATTAACCCGGGCACCTATTATAACGGCAGCGGCCACTATACCTATACGAACCGGTTCAAACAGGAAGCCGGCATTTTCACGCCGGCCTACACGTATACGGGGATTACACCAGTCAACCTGAATAAGGCGATTGCCAAATACGATTCCAAGCCGCGTATCCGTCCGGTTAATATCGAAAAATACTACTAGGAGGAAATCATGCAGATCAAGAGCTATAACCCGTCCGTGGACCCGAACACCATCCATGGCAATGTCCAGGCCCCAAGCGACTCCAACGCCTATGGGGCCAACGTGTCCGGCGCTAAAGTGTGGCAAACTGGCATGAGCGCCGTTCAGCAGCAGATGCAGGCCTATGTCGACGACCAAATCAACCTGAGCGTATTGGACGCAAAGAATAAATACGAAGCCGGCATGAACGACCTGCTCAACAATCCCGATACGGGACTGCTGAATAAGCAGGATATAAATGCCCTGGATGTGGTCAATCAGTACCAGGCCGGCGAACGGGCTATTCGGGAATCGGCCATGGCCGGGCTGCCGAACTACCAGAAAGCCCACGATGCCTTCCTGCGCATGGCTGATGATGTAAACGTTCAGCGGGCGGGCCAGGTCATGAAATACCAGTACGCGAAAGACTTGGAACATCGGGACAACACGTTCAATACCTTTGTCACGAACGAAACGGACCACCTCGTCGAAAGCGGCAACAGCGACGGCCTTTTCAAGGGCCTGAACCGCATTACGGCGACGGCCTACGCCCTCTATGGCAATATCTACGGGAAAGACAAGATGGACGCCATGATAAAAGACAAAGCCACGACGATGGTCAACTCGGTGCTCACCAATTTGACGGCCAGCGGTAATGCATCGGACTTCGACAAAGCGACGGCCTTGCTGGAAAAGGTCAGTCCCTGGGTCGATGACAGCAAATTGACGTCCATGCGGCATATGCTCTTGCAGCGGAAACATGATAATGGTCTGCTGGAACGGGCCAAAGAAGCGGCCCGCCTGTATCCAAATGACCCCAAAAAGAGAGCTGAATATATCCGGGCCGGGGCGACGAAGACCGTATATAGTGGCAGTGCCAGCACGGGAAACCAGGTCGTCGATTGGTATATCGATGCCGCCCATGAACAGGGACTGGATCCTAGAATCTACCTATCTACAGGTATGCGTGAAACCGGTGGCGATACCATCGAAGGGATGCACATGGCAGACGGCGGTGGGTACGCCCAGATTACAGATGAAACGGCACGGGCCTATGATTTGGATAGTAAATTTCCTGGATGGAATACGGATCCGAAACAGAATATCCGTGCCGGCGCGTATATCCTCAAACAGAAGACCGACGAAAACGGTGGCGACCCCTGGGAAGGCGTTCGGGCATATAATGGCAGCGGGGAAGCGGCGGAACAGTATAAACAGCTTGTCAAGCATAATTACGACTCTTTAGATGGTATGGACCTATCCGGTAACGGCGGCAGTAAGATACAGCCATATAACCTGCCGACCCAGGGAGCGGACATTGACGAACAAGTTAAAGAACTGACGCCGGAATTTCAGCAAGCCCTGCCGTTCATCGGTGGGATGCTCAAACAGATGGGTGTTGCCGACGGAGCGGAGATCTCTTCGGCGGCCCGCACACGGGAACATAACGCCGAAGTCAATGGCTCACCGACTAGTCAGCACATTATTGGACCGAATGGGGGCAATGCCGTCGACATTGTACTGCCTGAAGGAACCAGCGCTGAGAAAGCCGAAGAAGTACGCAAAACTTTTGAAGACAGCGGCGCCTTTGACCAGGTCCTCTTCCACGATGCCGGCAGTGGCTATCACCTCCATTTAGGCGGCTATCACGGCGGCCTGGAAAAGACTGGTGGTGTGACGGCTCATACGGAAGTCATCTATGACGAAGCAGAACTCCAAAAAGCGGAACAAATGGCGACTTCCATCATTGCTGAGCAGAAACGGCAGGAAAAAGAAGCCAATGACGCTATCGTCGAACAGGGCAGAATGGAAATGCAGCAGCTCTATCAATCAGGGAATCTGGACCCGCAAGCCTACTTAGCCATTGCAGAGCGATACGGCTACAACAATCCCGATGTATATACGACGCTGAAAAGCTGTATCAGTGCCTATGTCAGCTTCCGTACTGGCGGCTCTGGCGGGTCAGGAGGAAGTGGCCGCGGCGGCGGTCGTGGTGGAAGCGGCAGTTTTCGTAGCAGCGGGGCCAATATGACTGTCCTAAAATCACTGTTCGGAAGCAACGGCATAGAGTCCTTCAACGATATAGTCAACTATTGCAATAATCATGGGATTCACTTATCAGCTTCAAATCTCAATACCTTGCAGAAAGCGGCCAGTGATTATCAGAATGGGACCGGTGAATATAAGCCGATGTATAATATCACGCCTGAGCAGATTTCTGATGCCAGCGGTATCAATCCGGCGGAATTTAAAGGGAATTGGCCTGTTATTCAGCAGCTTATTCGCGGGGCAGCCGTTCAATACCGTGCCGAACACAATGGGAATGAACCGTCTATGAATGATTTGATTCAGTTTGGCGTCAATGCTATAACGGCAGATCCGACGAATGGCGGCTATTCACAGGCACAAATGCGGGCAGCAGGTATCCTTCGTATTACGGTAGGCGACGATGGCTATGCAATCGTTACAGACTGGAACCATAATTCATATACCATTGACCGCTGGGACGTACAACAAATCCTCGACGGCGAACGGACCTTGGCCGATGTAGTCGAATCGGCTGAAGCAGCCAGTGATGATGGAGACAGTAGTGATAGCAGCAATGATGATAATAGCTATGTTGACACCTTGACAGAAACGGCCAGTGAAGTAGGCGAAGCTGTCAGTGAAGCGGCTGATGCCGTCGATGAAAGCGTCACGGAACATGTGGAAAATAATATAGCTTATGCGAATGGGGAAGATGAAGACCAGTCCGAAGGTGGCGGGTCTTACATTTATTAGGAGGAAATATGGCAGACTATACCTTTGATACGTCGGGCGATATGAGCGATGCCCTTAAAATAACACCTGTCAAAGAACAGACGCAGGCCATGATTACGCCATCAGCAGAAGAAACGGCTGAACGGCATGAAGCCGAAGCCCAGGAAGCGGCCGCCAATGATGAGAAAATTGGGGGAATTATCGCATCCGGCCGGCCTGTCATGCGTAAAATACCGGATTTACTGACAACGCCAACCATCACGGGGAACTTGAACCCACCAGAGCAGCAAGAAACGCCGGAATGGCAGAAGGCCGCTGAATGGGTCGTCGATTCGGCCCGCGACATTTGGCGCAATCTTTTCAACGAAAATGCGCAGGTACTCAAGGATGCCGATACCTATGCCCCTATGCTCGGCGTGTCGCCGCAGTATATGGTAGATCATCCCGAACTGCTTGAAGAAACAAAGAAACGCGATACCCTATTGACTATCAATGACTTTCTTCCTGGCAATAATTGGTATTCGCCGGAAACGCTGGATAAATACTATCCGGAGTTGGCGAAATTCCGGCAGGAAAACCCCGTTGGTGCGGCCCTGGCCTTGCGGAATCACCGGGACTTGAATGATACTCGCAGCATCTTCGAACGTATTGGCGATGCCTTCAACAGTGCGGGTGAACTCTTTGCTGACGCATTTAATTCCGGCTCCGATATGGTGAAACTCTATGATGCACAGATGAAAGCTGTCAATGGTGAAGATCTGGATATCGTCAAACCGGAAGTCGACGAAATCACACAGCGCCTCAAAGCCTACCAGGAAGAAGACCGGCCCACATCGGCGCTGGGGAAAATCGTCTATGATACCGTGCAGCAGTTGACCATTTACGGAACTCAGGGGTTGCGTGCTCTCCAGTATGTCCCGAAGGGCATGGCCCTGGCTATGGCCACGGCCGCTCCTGCTGCCGCCGCGGCTGGCCCGGAAACACTCGGGGCTGGCTCGGCGGCCATCTTAGCCGCCGCCGGTGCGACCGGGGCTGCCTGGGGGTTGCGGACCGGATTATACAATGAAATCAGTAAACAATCCATGGCTGACCGCTATTGGCAGATGGCACAGCAGCAGTCGAATGGAAAGCCTTTGTACAGCAGGGCGAACATGTTGACTGATAGTGCCGTCGTCGGCGCGCTGAACGGAGCCGTCGAATTGGGATTGTTGGAATTTGGCTATGGTCCGATTAAAGCGGCCTTCGGCAAAGATGCCGCAAAATCCCTGCTGACAAATGCGGCTGCTCAACGGGACGTAGTAAACCAGGGCAAATTAGCTCTGGCTAAGCTCGCCGCCATTGCAGGAGCGAAACAGTACGCCCGTGGGACGCTGTCTGAATTGACGGAAGAAGGCGTGCAGTCCGTCATCAGTGACGTCGCAACCAACGTAGAATATGGAATCCATCATAAGGGCAGATGGAACACTGTCGGCGATGTGCTCAACAACGCCGTCGACGCGATGGTAGAGGCTGTCCCGGCCGCCCTCGGCATGGGCGCCATGGGAATCGGGATGCATACGGTCGGGCATTATAACGCCATGCGTAATATTGCCAGCTTCAAAGTCGACGCCTGGCGCGAAGAATATCAGCGCAACGTAGAAAAACAAATGATTACAGACCTTGTGGCTAATAAATCGGACAATAAGCTGGCTACAGACTCTCCGTCCACGTATCAAACCGTCATCCAAAGCCAGGCCGAACAGCACGATATGGGTACTATCTATACCGATGCCCAGGAGCTGGCCCGGACACCGGAAGGCGTCAACGTACTAAATGACCTCGTAAAACGGGATATAGTGACGCCGGAACAGGTAGATACAGCGGTACAGAATGGCACGGATCTAGAAATCAAGACTGGGGTCTTTGCGCAGCGGGCCGATGAATCGTTTGATACGAATACCCTCATGGATGCCTCTACCATGAACCAAGGCGGTACGCATTTGGCAGCGCTTCGCGAACGTAAACAGCGTATGGATGCCTTGGCACAGGAGCTTCGCGACATTGCCAACGATAAGAGCGATGCTATTTCTGAAGAAATCATACAGGAACATTTTCAAGACGCCGCTGCCATCGAACAGGATGCTGCCCGTGACGTCGTCTATCGCAATCCCTATGACTTGCAATCTTCTTACAAAGAAGCGCTGAAAGACGCTCGTAAGCAATATGAAGACGCGGTCAATTTTAAGTATTACTGGACCTACAAGCCCCAGGGCGTATCTATTATCGTGGCCGATACAGACGGCCATGATAACGTCCAGACCGGACGTGGCTATCGCATGAGTAACAATGAACCCTGGTATAGCGATATGTATAAAGAGTACGGCGGGAAAGCGACGAAAGAACAGATGCTCGATGTCGCTTATAAAAATGAACGGGCTGAATTAGCTGCCTCATCGCCGGAACTCCTGCCACAATGGGATGCCAACGTGGAAGCTGCTAAACAGCGCTATGAAATATTGCGCGATATGGGCGGAAAATTTGAAGAACTCAGCCATAGTGACTACGCCCTTCGCAAGACATTCAGCAAAGAAGGCGTCGCCGTTTATCAAGACGCTGTAAAAACCTTCCGGCAGGGGAACCAGGCCGTATCCCAGGCAGCCAAAGAAAACGCCTACCTCTACGCCCGCATGGCCGAACGGTGGGCACAAATCCGCCGGGACTACGGAGACACAGCCTACACGGCTAAAGACTTTGCCGCCGCTCATCCCATCCACATTGGCGGAACCGGAAGCGATGTCCAATTCGGACAACCGATAACTAACACCTCCATTAACCTAGATGCCCCGGCGCCAGTTATTACGATTAAAGAAAAATATGCAGGTATGGACTGGAAGGACTTGCGCCGTAAACTGCCGGGCACTGTCGAAGATGACATTGTTTCTAAGAAAAACGACAAAGGTGAATATATTCCCTATGTCAATGAAGCAACGGGAAACAAAGTCATTGTTACGAAAAAAGGGTCTTTAAGTCATTTTAAATCAGACCATACAAGTAGGTTAGATTCGATAAATAGTCGACAAAATACACTGCATTATGAAATGATAGAAGCCATTCCGGAAATTATTCGAAAGGGCATATGGATTGAAAACCATATAGATAGACATAACAAGGCTTTATACGTTTCACGAATTATTGCACCAGTGCAAATGGGCCCCAATATATATGCAGTCAAATTAACCGTAAAAAAAGAAGAGAATAAATATTTGGTAGAGAATGGGGAGTACACACAATTTAGAGCATATGATATAGAAACAGCAAAAGAACTCAAAACTGGCAGTACCTCTACCAACTCCGACGCAAGGTCTGATCATCAGCAGCCAATACCAATTTTGAGTTCTTCTGATTTAAGTATAAGTGACTTCCTGCGAAATGTAAATGATAATCTGGGTAAACCCTATATCAATTCCGATGGCACTCCCAATTATGGTATCTATTTTGGAGATAACAAAACCGGAGGTGTCATGTACATAGGCCCGGATAAGTTTGAACAACGGGCTTGGCATGGAAGCTCTCATGATTTTGATAAGTTTGATTTAGGATATATTGGTACTGGTGAAGGAGCACAAGCACACGGTTGGGGACTGTATTTTGCTGGAAATAAAGACATTTCACAAGGCTATGCTAATAAATTATCGAACCCAGTTGGGGAAGTAAATGTGGCTGGTATTACATATAGTATTGGCCGTGGTGGGGGTTCTTGGCGAGTACGAAATATTGCGACTGGCGAGTTAATATCTAAAATGAAAATCGTTAAAGCTATCTCTGCTTTATATACCGAGCAGGGGAAAGATAAAGCTTTGAAATATTTGAAAGACAAGGCTGACCAGACGCGAAAATTTAAGAAAATTTGGATTGATGCCTATGATTGGTTAAAAAATCAAGAAATAGATGATAGTCAATGGCACAATGGTAAGTTATATGAAGTAGAAATCCCCGATATAGATACCTTGTTGGATGAACAGAAATCATTATCTGAACAGCCATCTAAAGTGAAGAAAGCCATCTTAGATTATTATCGTTCACGACCAGATGAATATATCGCACCTGAAGATGAAACCCTTACAGGAAATAACGAGACAGGAAAAGAATTCCTTAAAGATGTAATATTTCAGTTGCGAAGAGAAGGAAGCAATACCCCCGAACGGGATGCATCTTTGTTATTAAATTCGTTTGGAATTAATGGCATAACTTATTATGGTAACAGGGATGGCCGCTGCTATGTCGTCTTTGACGATAAGGCGGTTCAGATTATCGACAAATATAACCAGGCATACCGTCAGGGGAAAATCCGTGGCGCCTTCGACTCTAGCACTGGCGCTATCTATCTCTTTGATGCAGCTGACCAGTCTTCTTTTATCCATGAATCAGCCCATATGTATTTGACGGAGATGGAACGTATGGTGCAGGAAGAAGGCGCGCCGAAACAGCTTGTCGAGGACTGGCATGCAATTCAGGACTGGGCGTCTTATGCTGACGGAAGGCTGGACGACTACAAGGGGACACGGCTAGAGAAGGAATTTGCAGGCTATGAAGCCGCTATCCGGAAGGCCCGCGAAAGTGGCGATACTGTGGCCATTAAAGCCGCCGAAGAACGCTGGATGCAGGAACGCTTCGCCCGTGCCTTTGAACGCTATATCGCCGAAGGGAAAGCCCCGGTCAAAGAATTACAGGGACCGTTCCGGCGTTTCAAGAAATGGCTTATCGGCATTTACCGGGATCTGCGAAACCTGGGCAAAGAACCGACAGACGATGTCCGTAGGGCTATGGACCGAATGGTAGCATCGGACGATGAAATCGAAACCTGGGCGCGGATCCGCGAACTCGATGCCTGGAACCGGAAAGGCTTTTCCGGTGATTTATCCGGCAGCGAAGGCACAATGATTCATCAATGGGCCGAAAAAATCAAGGAGCAGGCAAAAGAGAAACTCCTCGCTCAGTATGAAGAAGAAGCCCGCCAGCGGGATGCCGCCGACCGTCAGCAGGGGTTAGAAGAAGAACGCCTTGCTTATCAAAAACAGCTGTGTACTGAAAATCCGATTTATCAGTATGAGAATATCTACAACAACATGCCCGAAGCCCGCGCCGGCATCTTGGCCAAATTAGGCTATGCCGATGATGCGGAATTTAAACACGCACTAAAAGCCGCCGGCGGTTCTATGGAAGAAAGGACGGACCAGTATGTAGAATCCATCCGCAAGACCTATGAAGAAGATATGGCCATGACGCCGGATATGATACGCGCTGAAGCTGATGAGATGTTAGCGTCGACAAACGGACAGATGGCCTTGAATCAGCTGGAAGCGGCCGCTATGCGCCGGAAAATGAACGGCTATATTGCGGAATGTGTCAAAGCCCTTCGCGAAGTCAGCGATGTATCCGGTACCGACGCGCAGATTGCGGCACAACTCCGGAAAATCGTGGGCGTCGAAATCGACCGTAATGCCGCACAAAAAGGCGCACTGAAGGACAGTATCCTGGCTAAGAACCAACAAATCAAAGAGCTGAAGCAGCAGTTGGCCGACACAAGAGAAAAGAACCAGGCGAATAAGAAGGAAAATGCCAAGGTCATCAAGGACCTGAAGGACTCGTTAAACGATGTCATCCACGGCCTCAATCAAGCACGCGACATGGTCCAGGGCAGTGACATGGCCATGTTACGACTGGCTCGTGAAGAAATGGATGCGATGAAAGTATCGGAGGCGACGACGTGGCGGCACTATGAAATCAAAGCCAAAGCGGCCAGTCACCGGGCGGACCAGTACATGAGTGCCGGATCCTTTGAACAGGCGGTCATGGAAAAAGCCAATGCACAGAAATTCTATGCTATGGCCAGGGCCGCCAAAGATAATGCCGATTATATCCGTCGGGCCATGGCAGGGGAAAGCGGGTCCCTCGACATGAACGGCCAGGAAATCTACGGTATCAAAGGGATACTTAAACAATTAGGCCGTGCCGACCATCCGGTGCGCATGGGACCTCATGCAAGGTATTTCATCCAACATTTGGCCTATAACCTCAGCATGACTGACCGCGACGGCCGGCCGCCGCTGGATGATAAAGGGAATCCGGTACCGCTGAACTGGGACTATATTTATCGGGACCTGTCGCCGGATTATGCGACGGGTCAGAACACAGCACCGAAGCAGGACGACTTGGTAGCGCCCTGGATTCGGGCTATCGTTGATGGAAAGGACCGTATCCATTACGATAAAGACCTAACAATGGTTCAATTTAGGGACATTAACGAAGCTATCCGGGCTGTCAATAAAGTGTCCCGTCGCGATTACGAAGCCAATACCCTTACCGATACAGACGGCAGCGTCATCGCCATTTCCGACGCCGCTGCCCGCCTGGCGCAATCCTTGCCACACCGGGAAAACTGGGATGCTGAACAAGACCGGAACGACCAGAACCGCAAAGGCCGGGGAAAAGAACTGCTCAGCGACGCCTTGTTATCGCTGACAAAAATCGAAACGCTGCTTCGGAATATGGGTGATGATTGGATGCAATTCATCTATAAGCCTATAGACCGGGCCAGCCGGAGGGAACTCACTATGCAGCAGGATGCGTGTCGGGAATTTGCGCGGATCTATCACATGTACTCGAATACGGAGTGGCGGAAGATGCGCAGCCAGAAACTGTATGCTGTCGGCAGCGTCGAACGATTCACGAAAGAACAGCTCCTCGTCATGGCTTTGAACTGGGGCAACCAGGAAGGGCGGCAGCGCGTCCTTGATGAAGCGAACCGACATGTCAAGAACGAAGCACAGAAGGCCAATGAAGCCACGATTGAGGATATTTTCTCGCGGGCTTTAAGCAATAAGGACTTGGACTTTTTGGAAGCAATCTGGGGCCAGCTGGAACAATACTGGCCAGAGCGTAATAAAGTCCAGGAACGCTTGTACGGGTCCGGCATGGGGCGTGTCCGGGCGAAACCGTATACCATCAATGGCCGCAAAGTGAGCGGTGGGTACTATCCGATTGTCTACGACCCTCAGCTCACGACACGGACCAATGAAATGGAACTGGATGACATTGTCAAAACACAGTTGTCCGGCTCTTCGACCATGGGCGTTGGTATGGGCAGTACGAAGAAACGAGTGCAGCAAGTCAAAAACCAGATTCTTTATAAGAGTTTGGATGTATGGCCATCAGCTGTTAACGAAGCCATTCACCATATCTGTATGCGCGAAGCTGTAACTGATGTGTACAAATTAATTTCACATCCGGACGTGGAAGCGGCTGTTCAGGAAAACTATGGCATGAAAACGTACGCGTCCCTGAAACAGTGGGCAAAAGACTGTTGGAAGACCGACGTCCAGAAGACCGATAAAATATCCCGTATGCTGGAAAACATGCGTCGCAACACGACATTTGCTGTTATGGCCTATCGAACGAGTACAGCTGTTTTGAATGGCTTGAATATCCTGCCGATGATGAACCGCATTGGGGTATGGAATACTGTAAAAGCCGTGGTTAACTTTGGCATTGGGTTTTATAAAGGAACGCCAACATACAAGCGAAATCGCCGATTTGTCATGGAACATTCGCCGTTTATGGCGGACCGTATCAACACCATAGACAAAGACATGCAACAGAAAATGCGCCTGACTATGCCGAAAAACACCAGCCGGGCAGGGCAGAAGGCGCGTATAGCCCGCGACGCACTCAATCGCTACGGCTATTTTTTCATAACCGAAACCGACCTCATGTGCAGCCTGGCCCTATGGAAATATCAGTATGACGAATCCCTCCGGCAGCAAATCGACGCTGGGAAAACGGACGAAACGTTGATGCGTGACCAGGCACTCTTTGAAGCAGACCAGGCCGTTCGCGACGTTCTTGGTTCCGGCATGGTAAAAGACCAGGCCGAACTGCAACGAAAAAATGGACTCGTCGCGCAGATTACACCCTTCTACTCATACTGTAATACCGTTATGAATGCCCTCATCGACGCGGGCTATAAGTGGAAGTCGGGCAATCGCCTGGCCATGTTCAACGCAATGCTGTACTGGATTGTTCTGAACAGCGTATTTGAACAGCTATACCGCTCGGCCGTTTCCGGGGATGACCTGGACAAACTGCTCAAAAAAATGGGCGTCAAATTCATGACCAATACTGTCCAGGGGATACCCGTCGTCCGCGATGCGGCCGAAATCATCGGAAATCATATGTTCGGACTGCCGAATTACGACAGCAGCAACGTCCTGGCCGTATCTGCTGTAGACGAACTCATGAAAGCCTCGAAAGCAGCAGCATCCAAAAACCAGGACGCTACCGACGTAGCCCGCGCCGCAAACCGTGCCTTGAACCGCTTTGTCGGATTGCCGGACACCTTGACCGATGGCTTCTGGTCCCTCATGCGCTTCAGCATGATTGATACAGACCGCAGCCTGGCCGCCTTGGCCAATGCTGTCATCTTCGACCGGCGCTATAAAACGGCGAAAGAACGGACGAAGGAGAATAAGTCTAAAAAGAAAGGAGCTGATAAACAATGATCCAAGCTACAGAAGTAAATATTACCTATAAAGGAGATGGTAAACAAACAACATTTTCCTACCCGTATCCGTATCGGACAGGATCTGATATACATGGATATTTAGTAGATGAAACGGGAATGGAAACAGAAATAACGACCAACTTTGAATTTGATAACACAAATAATGTATATACCTATCCGGTACAGGGCAACGCGATTAGCTCAAACATGAGAATACGCCTGTCAAGAGAAACACCGCTACAAAACAATATAGACTTGCCGGATAAAATACCGTTCTCTCTGATTGAAAAGGGGATGGACTGGATAGTCATGATGCTGCAAGAAACAATTTATCGTGCGAACTTAGCACCTATTAGTGCCGTTGAAGCAGCAAAACAAGCATCCTTAGCGCTGATATATGCTGAAAAATCGGCAAGCGAAGCTCAGAAATCAGCTAATGAACATGAAAGTGCGGCATTACAAGCAGATGAAGCTACTAAACAAGCGCTCATTGCTATTGGAAAGGCAAGAGAAGCTGGTAATTATTCGGCTACAGCTTATGCAGCAAGTGCGAAAGCATGGAACGCAGCCAACACGTATAATTACCCGGACGTTGTGGCATATACCGATGGAAATACTTATCGGTGCATAGGAAACAATATTATAGGTGAAAAACCTTCTGAATCACTGAATTGGGTAAAAGTAACACTTGACGGAGAGAATTATTTTGAAATTGATGAAACGGGGAATCTCATGCCAACTATTAGTCCCACCTACTCTTCGAGATGGGAATTAGATGAAAATGGGGATATAGAACCAAGGGAGGTTAAATAATGGCAACACGGAATATTGTACCGCGTGCAGACGGGGAAGGATGCATCGGGACAGAATCAAAAAAATGGAAAACTATAAATACAGATTTGTTAATTGTGAATGGGTTTACTACATTACAACGCAATAAATCGTATGAAATTGGTGACATTGCCTATTCATCGTATTTACCTTCATGGGGAAGGTTGGAGTGCGTCACGGCAGGGACAACAGCTGATACAGTACCTGATACACTTACCACAGTGTCTAGTGGGGGGGGTACTAATTAGTGATGGTACAGTAACTTGGATTGTCGATGATGTACGAGATATGACACCTGTAGGGTGTGTGCGAGGGAGTTTGTTCTTGCCTAAAGGGTACATTAAAGCCAATGGCGCTACTGTACAGAGGGCGGACTACCCTAGACTCGTACATTTTATAGAAAGCAATAATTTATGGACGGATGACACAACAAATAATGCAGGGCTGTTTGGGAAAGGGGATGGAAACAGTACCTTTGTGCTTCCTGACTATCGGGAACGGATGATGCAGTATACAGAGGGGAGTATAGGAGCTAAAATAAATGCTGGTCTTCCAAACATCACAGGGCAAATAGGTAAAGTTTGGGCAGAAGTGTGTACAGTGCCGACTAATAGGGATTACAGTGGTGCTTTTCGCACTGGAGAGGCAGTCGCTAATCAAGGTATACCGTCTATAACGGTGTCATCAGGTACGACAGCAACACATGACAATTTTAATGCCTCATGGTCTAACTCTATCTATGGCGCCTCAAATACCGTGCAACCCCCTGCAATTAATGTCATCCCTATTATTAGATATTAAGGAGTGATTAGATTGAAAGCAGGTCAATATATAACAGATGGCTTATTAGATATTAAGGAGTGATTAGATTGAAAGCAGGTCAATATATAACAGATGGCACAGCTATCTTTATCCTCGATGATGTGAGAGACGGGAACCGTGTTGGTGACATTGTACTCAAGCCTACACTGAATGATGGATACATCAAGGCTAACGGAGCAACCGTAAAAGCCAGCGAATATCCACGCTTACTTAAATTTGCTCAGGACAACAACCTTTGTGTATCTGATAGTGAATGGAGCGCCAATAGTGCTACAAAGTACGTTTATGATGCAAGTGCAGATACTTTAAAGATTCCTAATGCAATGGGGAGGGTGTTACAAGGAGAAGATGCCCTCGCTACGAAAACAGCGGGCTTACCAAATATTACAGGGTATAGCGCCTTAGGTGGATATACAGGAAAAACAGACAAAAGCTGGGGTGCTTTAAAGAAGAATGTTTTAGCTACAAATGTCGGGTTTTCTACTTATCAAACAAACGACACGGATTTGTCTACGGTATATTTTGATGCCTCTGGCAGTAATGCTATTTATGGTTCTTCTGATACTGTACAACCCCCTGCCTGTTGCTTGATTGCACAAATTAAATACTAAAGGAGAGAGAAAATATGATAGAAGACATAAAATTAGTATATGCCTTTAATCTCTTAACAGGGGAGTATGAAGGCCCTAAGACGCTTGATAATACAGACCGCAGTCCTATCAGTGGTGCTTGGCAGATTCCCTGTAACATGGTAGAAGTAGCACCACCTGAAATTCAAGAAGGCCATAAATGTCTCTGGGATGGGACACAATGGATTATTAAAGAAGTTGAGAAGCCGAAAGAATCTGAAATTCCAGAAGCGACACATGCTCCAGAAAAACCTTCACAGACACCATCTTTGTCTGAACGCATTGCAGTTCTTGAGGATGCTGTGAATACCTTAATGGAAGGAGTGGCTACGAATGGCTAAATACTTGGCATACCAGATTATTTTGCAGAAACTAAAGTACAACATAGTTATCACAAGATTCCCGAAATACAAAGAGGATATTGATAAGGTGCTTGATGATATGGGTTGGATGATTGATGACAATGGGGACTGTGTAGGGAAGAAGGTGTCTGAATAATGAAAGATTATATTTATCGCATGATGGATGAACGTCGTGCTTTAGCAGAGAAAATGTGCAAGTTGATGGGATTTAGAAGTGATAACTCTAAGATTATAGATGATACAGAACGATATTTATTGCGACGGCAATCAGATGTGATGGATGCTTATATTGAAATTCTTGACGCTCGCATTTCCCATGCCATCTTAAAGGAACAAAAGGAAGATGAAAAATGAAACGAGGTACACTACATAAGATGATTAACACACTATGGAACTTATGGACAGCCACAGAGGTAAAGATTGGCTGTCTTTTTCATTGGAAGGAAGCAAATACATGAGCGAACATGATTTCCAGACGGAAGTTCTCGAACGCATGAGTCGACTTGAAACACAATCTAAACAGGCGCTCGATACAGTGAAAAAATTAGAAGAGCAATTTCAGGCTACGAAAGAACTGGCAATCATCGCAGATCAGCGCGGCCGCTCGGCTCATCATCGTATCAATTCGATGTATGTCATCGCCGGGATTATCGGAGGTGTCATATCTTTTATTGTTGATTATTTTCGGCATTAGGAGGGATGCTATGAAAAAAATTGTCCAATTTGGACATTGGGCAGAGAAAAATTGGCTGGCTTTAGTTATCATGTTGTCCGTCATCATGATGATTTTTCTTTGCTTGATTTTATGCAGTTGGCTTTATGGATATTGGTCGAATGCTTTAAATGGCACAAAATTTGAACTCATGAGTTGCTGGTCCGGCGTATCTGCCGTGGCCGGCGGCTTGGCCGGTATCGTGGGCCTGGCAAAAGCGGCATGGACAAAGTACGGCATGGACTCGCGCTTCAACTCGGCGCCAGGGACGATGCCCTTATCGAAGGAGGTAAAGAACGATGCAAGAAACCGCACGTAAAATTGTAAGAGACTATTTTAATTCTCACGTTGATGTTACCGACAAAAAACAGATTACACTTGATGACGTATTTGTCGTCTGGTGGTGCAAGACTTTGCAGAACTGGAAAGCCTTGGTATCTACGACAGTACCCGACGGCATGTACTACGAAGTCACGCACAATGGCGATAAAGGCGAAACTTATGTCGACGTATACAAGAAATGGGAAAATTACTGCGTAAAAGACTAGGAGGACATGTACATGAAATATCGCAAAAAGCCTGTCATTATTGAAGCATACCGAACCAACGAAGAAAAAGTAATCCACACACTCGAAGGGGACATGAAAGCCTTCGCTGGTGATTACGTCATTACCGGCGTTAAGGGGGAACAGTACCCTTGCAAACCGGATATTTTCAAAAAGACATACGAAGAAGTAAAAACGACTGGCATGACTTTCGGCGAAGCTATCCAAGCAGTAAAGAATGGTGAACGCTGCGCACGGTCTAACTGGAACGGAAAGGGGCAATACATCGAATTGGCTACTAGCGTCAGCTACATTAACGCCAAGGGGGACGGAATCAATGTAGATCACAATACCATGGGCAATAAGGCCATTGCTTTTGTGGGCAATCAGGGCGTGCAGCTTGGCTGGCTTGCTAGCCAGGCGGATATGCTTAGTGATGATTGGTACATCGTAGAATAGGAGGCGTACATATGAAAGTAGTTGATATTTCCGATTGGCAAGAAGGAATTAACTTTGACGACCTCGTCGCAGCAGGCGTCAAAGGCGTCATCATCAAAGCACTCAACGGGACGAAACCGACAAACTGCGTGTACGATTTCATCGCAGAATGTCGGCAGCATGGCCTGCCCTGGGGCGTCTACTGCTATACCCACGCATGGACTCCGGACGATGCCCGCTGCGAAGCGCAAGAAATGCTTAACCTGCTCGGCGGAGAAACGCCGCTTCTCGGTATTTGGTATGACATCGAAGACGACCCGAAAAGCCTGACGTCTACGGTTGATTGGCTGACGGGCGTAGATGATCCAACGGGTCGTTGTTCCGCCTTCATCTCTGAATTAAATGCTGCTGGACAGGCTGCTGGGATTTATGCCGGCTATTACGCATTGCGGGATTATATCGCCACCAATGAGCTTGCTGACTACGTCCCGATTTGGTACAACCAGTACAACGCTACCTGCGATTATGGCGAAGTTTGCAGCCTGCCGCTGGCCGGCTGGCAGTACACGAATACGGGCCGGATCGACGGCTGGAACGATGACTTAGACATGAACGAATGGTATAAATAG